TACAAGTGCGTTTATTTCAATCATCCCTGAATTTATCGACAAAATTGAGTTAATGAATAAGGCGGAGGACTTTGAAATTACCCAAAGCGAAATTATTAACAAGGCTACAGGATCAAAGATTTTATTTCGTGGCATAAAAACCAGCCAAGGGACCGCAACCGCTAACTTAAAGTCAATTGCTGGCGTTACGACTTTTATTCTTGACGAATCGGAGGAATTAATGGACGAGGACGTTTTTGACCGCATCGACCTTTCAATTCGTGCAGTAAATAAGCCAAACCGCGTTATTTTGGTAATGAATCCAAGTTATAAAAGTCATTGGATTTATAACCGATTTGTAAAGCATACGCGAAACGATACAAGTTACATCCACACGACCTATTTGGATAACGAGCATAATTTAAGCCAGTCATTTATTGATCAGGCAAAGCGAGTTAAGCAAGAAAACGAACACCGTTACGAGCATTTATTTTTGGGTAAATGGCTAGACGATGCCGAGGGATTACTTTGGAATCGACCGATTATTGAACGCGCAAGGGTAACCTCTAAGCCAGAACTTTCGCGTATTGTTGTCGCTATTGACCCAGCAACGACCGCGTCAATGGAAAGCGACGAAACTGGTATAATTGTTTGCGGTAAAGACGCCAACGGCAAAGGTTACGTTTTAGAGGACCTTAGCGGTAAATATTCGCCAACGGAATGGGCAACAGTTGCCTTACAAGCGTTTAAAAATTGGAATGCTGATTGCGTGGTTGCTGAAAAAAACCAAGGCGGTGACATGGTCGAAAACGTTTTGAGGTCACAAAACACGACCGCAAGAATAAAACTTGTAACTGCAACAAAAGGAAAATTTGTAAGGGCAGAGCCAATTTATTCGCTTTATGAACAGCACAAAATATTTCACGTTGGCAGTTTCCCATTGTTAGAAAATCAAATGGTTACCTTTGAACCTAACAAAGGCAAATCGCCTGACCGCGTCGACGCAATGGTTTGGGGATTTACCGAATTAATGTTAACAAGCCAAGATTTTTGGCACGTTTAGAATATTGAATGATTTTTTTATTTTAATAGCCTATTTTTACAAAAAAAGCAAACGGAATGAATTACATTGATAGAATTAAAGCAGCGCTAGGCTTTAACCAAAAAGATTCCACATATTTAAACGCGGTTTTCCCTTACTTGGGAAACAACGTGATTTGGACCGCACCAACAACGCAAAATTTTATCGAAAAAGGTCTTTACCTTAACTCTGACCTTTACGCAATTATCAACTTAATCATTAACAAGGTAAGCACCGCGCCAATTGTTGTTTATGAAGTAAAGGATCAAAAGGCATTGAATTACTACAAATCAATGTCTCGCAACTTTGAAAACTCAGGCGCTAAATTCCAAGCCGAGCGACTAAAGACAAAGGCATTGGAAGAGGTTCATATTCCTGAACTTGAAAAGTTATTTAAAAAGCCAAACGAGTTTCAAACTTGGGACAACCTTTTAAAGGAAATTGCTGCATTTCGTCTAATTACTGGCAACGCTTACATTTACGGCGCTAGACGTGGCGAGCAACCCAACGCGCCAATCATTGCGTTGTACTCTTTGCCAGCGCAGTACATGGAAATTATAAGCGGTGGATTAAACCAACCGATTAAGGAATACAGATTAACTTATAACGGTTACGAGCGCATTGATGCCAAAAATGTTGGCCATTTAAAAAACATTAATTTAAGTTATACCGCTGGAACCGCTAACCATCTTTATGGCGCCTCACCTTTGCGGTCCGCAGTTCGTGATCTAACCACGTCTAACGATGGCAAGCAAGCGCTTTTGTCTATGCTGCAAAACATGGGTGCGCGCGGTATTTTAACAGGCGACGGAACGGTAAACATTACACGCGAACAAGCGCAAGGCCTTAAAGAGGATTACGCGGCAAATTACCAGGGCGCAAACAGAGCGGGCGACGTAATTATTACGCCAGCGAAATTGTCTTGGGTGCAAATGGGAATGAACGCGGTTGATATGTCAATCATTGACACGCAAAAAGTTATTTTACGCTCATTATGCCGCGTTTATGGAGTGGACGCTAAATTGCTAGGCGATACCGAGGCCAGCACGTTTAATAATACCGAAACGGCTTACAAGGCCCTAATAAATAACGTTGTGCGTCCGTTGCATATTGAAATAAGAGACGTGCTAAACAACTGGCTTTTGTCCTCGTATGGTAATAAAAATCTGTTTTTGGATTTTGATTATATGGCTTATCCTGAAATGCAGGACGACATGGATAAGTTGGTTGGCCAATTGTCCCAGGCTTGGTGGCTGACTCCAAACGAAAAGCGCGCGGCCATGAATTACGGCGAGTTTGACAATACATTAATGGAGCAACCATTTATTCCGCAAGGTTTAATGACCTTGTCCGAGTTTTCAGCGCAACCTATTGACGACGTAGACAATTTGGGAGATTATGCCCAATCCAACTAAAAAAGATTTAGCGCTTGCAAAGCAATTGGATGCATTGCAGAGACGTTACGAAAAGCGCTACGAAAAGCAAATTTACACGGCTTTAAAAAAGCAAATGCAACCGTATTTGGACGCAATAAAACAAGCGCCAGGTAATATAAACCAATTTGACCTAATTAGTCCAGCGCCTTTGGCTGACACTTTGGAAAACCTTTACGTTGTGGCTGGAACGGCATACGCCGACGCCATGTATAACGCAATACAACCGCCAACAAAAGCCACAAAAGAAGCATTACGCGCTGGATGGCGTGACTTTATGCGTTTGTTTGCAGTTAGAAACTTGCCGCAAACCCTAATAGAAATTAACAGAACAAGCCAAAAGATTATCCGAAATATTGTTTTAGGAGGATTAAATGAGGGTCTTGGTGCGCTAGAAATTGCGCGCAATATTGAGCAATCAATTGCATTAATATTTAAAAACAGGGCCAAGTTGATTGCTAGGACTGAAATGGTAATTGCAACAAATGTGGCTGCAATGGAGTCGTCTAAAACCTCGGATTTTATGTATGAAAAAAAATGGATTCCAGCGACAGACACGCGCACCCGTCCTGATCATGCAGAAATGAAAGCAAAGCCTTGGATTCCATTTGACCAAAATTTTATTGTTGGTGGTGATGAGATGAGACAACCAGGCGACGGCTCCCAAGGTGCTGGCGCCGACCAAATATGTAATTGCCGATGCAAAGTTGTGTTTAGAATAATGCGAGACGTTGACGGCTTACCCATGCGCAAATGATTGCACACGTTATTAACTTAGATCACCGCAAAGACAAATGGAGGTCGTCAATGAATGAATTGGCGCCTCATTTTAATTTGGAACGAGTAAGCGCAATCCAGCACGAATGGGGCTGGCTTGGATTAGCACAAACCTTTAAAAAAATATTTCAAGAATGCGAGGGCGACGTTTTGATATTTGAGGACGACGCAACGTTTAGAGGTTGGGCCACAAATTTACAAGACGCAATCAATGACTTGCCCGCTGGCTGGGATATGTTGATGCTTGGGGCCAATATAAAAGACCCAAGAATTGACAGAATAAACAAGCGATTGGTTAGGACCTACGGCGCTTGGACCACGCACGCAATAATTTATTCGCATCGCTTTGCAAAAGAAATGGCAGAATTAGATTTGGACGTGCCAATTGACGAATATTATAGGACAATAGTCCATCCAAAAGGCAACAGTTATGTTGTTTACCCTTTTCTAAGTTACCAGCGCCCAAGCGATTCCGACATTGAGGGAGGATTTAAAGATTATACAAGTTTATTTTATGAATCTGAGCAAAGGGTTGGCTTTTTTGTAAACCAGTAATTTATTGGTTTGCTTTTTTTTTATAGCCTTTTATTTTTACAAAAAAAGACGCAATGATTTACAAGAATATTAGCCAGGGAATAATTGAAGACGTTGACGATGTTAAAGGCATCGTAACTGGTTATTTTTCTGCATTCAATAACATAGATTCGGACGGAGACGTAATCGTTTCGGGCGCCTACAAAAAGACTGTTGCCGAAAACGGACCAATGGGCCGCAACAGAATCATGCACCTTTTGCAGCACAACCCTTTAATGCCGTTGGGTAAGCCTACGGAATTAATGGAAGACGCAAAAGGCTTGCGTTTTACGTCTAAGATTACCGAGACCAGTTACGGCAAAGACGTAATTAAACTTTATGCAGAGGGCGTTTTTAACGAGCATTCTGTTGGCTTTGAAATTATTAAGGCCGACAATAAGGCTGGTTACCGAGAAATTAGAGAAATTAAACTTTGGGAGGGTTCAACAGTAACTTGGGGAGCCAATCCAAACACCCCGATTGAATCAATGAAATCATGGGACAAGCCAAAAAGCGAAGAGATGTTGGCTAAGTTTTGCAACATTTTGCGCAATGGCGACCTTACCGACGAGGGAATGATTCAGTTGGAAATAGGATTAAAACAACTTGAAAACCATCTTAAGGCATTGCAAGCAGTCGAAATTGTAGAATCCGAGGCAACTCAATTCAAAAGCAACGAAGACCCGTCCATTGCAATGGCTTTGGAATTTGAATATTACCAAAAACTTAAAAAATTTATTTAAAACAAAATGGAAGCAATTAAATCTCAATTGG